TTTTGGAAAGCTCTTTCTCTCTGATGATTTCCTTAGAAGCGAAACCCCACCGTTTCACTATGAGGTTGCTGATGCTATAGACGATGAAGAAGTAAAGCAACTAGCTATAATTCTACCTAGGGGACATGGCAAGACTGTTTTGACAAAAGCGTCTATATTAAAGGATTTTGTCTTTGCTGATGATATGCATTTTTATGCATGGGTTTCTGCTACTCAGAAATTGAGTGTAGGTAATATGGATTACATTAAATATCATTTAGAGTTTAATGATAAGTTCAAATATTACTTTGGTGATCTTAAAGGAAGAAAATGGACAGAGGAGGATATAGAACTAAAAAATGGATGCAAACTTATCTCGAAATCCAATGTCGCGGGTATCAGGGGAGGTGCAAAGCTCCACAAACGGTACGATCTCATATGTCTTGACGACTTCGAGCACGAAGCCAATACGATCACGGTTGATGCGAGAGCTAAAAATGCTAACCTTGTTACTGCTGTGGTTTATCCCGCTCTTGAGCCTCATACTGGTAGGTTACGTGTTAATGGGACTCCTGTTCATTATGATTCATTTATCAACAATCTCATCATTAACTATAAGAGGTCTCAAAAGGCTCGTGAAAAGTTTAGCTGGAGAGTAATAACTCATAAGGCTATTCTACCTGACAATTCAGTTCTATGGCCCAGTTTCTTTTCTAGTAGTAAGCTAAAAGAGAAAAAGAAGTTTTATCAGGATTCTGGGCAGGCATCAAAGTACTATCAAGAGTACATGATGGAGGTTCAGTCAGAGGAAGATTCTGTATGGAGTAGAAAATATATTAAGAGATGGGAGGGGTATTTTGAAAGGGGAGAAGATGAGGGGATTAACTATATCGTTCAAGATGGAGAAAAGAAACCTATAAATACGTTTATCGGTTGTGATCCTGCTACTGATATTGATACTAAAGAATCTGATTTCAGCGTCATTATGGTTGTGGGTGTGGACACAGATAATAATCTATTCGTATTTGAGTATGAACGCCATAGAAGTATTCCTACGATTGGCTCAAAATCTTTAACGGGTGAAACTTTAGGAAAGAAAGGTGTTGTAGACTATATAATGGAACTATATGATAAGTATCGTTGTACAAGTGCAACCGTAGAAGACGTGGCAATGAACCGCTCCATATTTCAAGCATTGAATGATGAGAGAAGAAGACAGAATAGATTTGATGTTGCAGTTATACCTGAAAAACCTGGGGGAACACAGAAGAGAAATAGGATTTATAGTGGTCTAAGCGGTAGATTTGCTACTGGAACAGTACACTTACGAGAGAATATGTTTGATTTGGAGAACGAAATCATTACTTTTGGGCCAAGAATGGCACATGATGATACCATTGAGAGTCTTTATTATGCAAATGTGCACGCATTTCCCCCCACTTACAAACTTGAGAAAGGAAAAAGCAAGTCTAAGTGGTATAAGCCTAAAAGAAAGGCAAAAAGCTGGATAGTAGCCTAATGGCTTGGAAATTCAGGAAAGTAAGACTTAGTAGAAAAAAGAGAGGCTATGCAAGAAAGAAAAGAGTTAATCTTTGGAAGTTGACAAGCAGAAGAGGAAGAAAGCGTAGACGTGCCTAGGTTTAGCAAAAGATCAAGATCACGGCTAGGTACTTGTCATCCAAGCTTACAGAAGATATTTCATGAGGTGATAAAGCATTTTGACTGCACAATTCTTGAAGGAGCCAGAAGCAAAGAGAAACAAGACGAAGCTTTCATGAAGGGAAATAGTAAAGTCAAATGGCCTAAGGGAAAACATAACAAAGTCCCTAGTGTGGCCGTTGATGCTATTCCTTATCCAATAGATTGGGGGGACAGAGAAAGAATGAGTTACTTCGCAGGATATGTACAGGGAATATCAATTCAGATGGAGATTCCTCTCCGTTGGGGTGGAGACTGGGATCAGGACACCGAACTTAAAGATAATAGGTTCGATGATTTAGTTCACTTTGAGCTTACAGAGTAATGGCAAGAAGAAACCAAAAGAAAAAAGCACAAATCAATAAACAGCTCTGGGATAGAGCAAATAGTATCTATAGAATCAAATGGCAGACCGTAAGCCAGAAAGGCTATGATTTCTATTTGAATGAACAACTATCTACTGAGGAGAAGCAGGTTTTAGAAGAATCTGGTATGCCTTCTTTCATTATCAATAGGGTTACACCTGTAATAGAGATTATGAAGTATTTCATTACGGCTAACAATCCTAGATGGAAAGCCGTTGGTTCTGAAGGATCAGACGCAGATGTTGCACAGGTACATTCAGACGTAGCTGATTATTGTTGGAATCTTAGTAATGGCAAATCTGTGTACTCACAGGTTGTCCTTGATAGCCTTGCGAAGGGAATGGGCTATTTCTTTATTGATGTAGACAAAGATGCTGATAGGGGAATGGGAGAAGTGGTATTTAAGAGGATAGACCCTTATGATGTCTATGTTGATCCCATGAGCCGTGATTTTCTCTTTAGAGATGCTTCATTTATCATGGTAAGAAAGAATTTATCTAAAACACAACTAAAGGTGTTGTTTCCTCAATTTAAAGCAAAAATCACTAAAGCTACGGGCCAGAGCCAAATTGTAAATTATAGTCAGACAGATTTTGGGGATACGGATTCAGTAAGGATTGAAGATGTATCAGATACCATTGATCCGACCACTTCTGATATGGATGAGATAGTTCCCTTCTTTGAGTGCTATAAGAAGATCAAAGTTCCTCTATACAATCTTACTATAAAGATTCCACCTACACCAGAAGAACTGCAACGTATTGAGCAAATGGTACAAGTAGGAATAAAGGAATATGAGCAAGAAGCCGAAGTCCAGATAAAGGAACAAGCAAAATCTATGAAAGCTGCGGTTGAAGCAGGAGAGATGATTGAGGAAAGAGCTGGGCTGGAGATGGAAAAATTACAGAGGCAAATAGAGGGAAATCTAGAGCAGCAAAAACAAATGCTTATGGCGAGAGCACAGGAAGAGGTATCCAAGGTTGAAACTCAGATAGTTTCTGAGAAAGAATATAAAATTCTTAAAGAGAATGCTACCTTTGCTCAGAATATTGTAGATGAGGTAAAGTTCTTTCAATCTAGGATAAAAGTTACATGTAGTCTTGGAGAGGATACTTTTTTATACGATTACATTCTTCCATACGAGCATTACCCAATTATTCCTATTCCCTATACATATACAGGAACTCCATATCCCATGTCTGCTGTAGTTCCTCTTATTGGAAAACAACAGGAGATAAATAAAGCTCATCAGATAATGATTCATAATGCAAACCTTGCTTCCAATCTAAGGTGGATATATGAAGAGGGTTCTGTTCCTGAGGATGAATGGGAGCAATACTCCTCATCTGCTGGAGCCTTGCTTAAGTATCGTCAGGGTTTCCAACCACCTACTCCTGTTATGCCTGCTCCAATTAATAATGCTTTCTATACTATGACTCAAGAGGGTAAAGCTGATGTAGAGTATATATCTGGTATTCATTCTTCGATGATGGGGATTGCACAGGCCCAGCCAGAAACATATAGAGGATTACTTGCAAACGATGAATATGGGACAAGAAGAATCAAAGCATGGATGGGAAGTGTTGTTGAGCCTGGGCTTGAGCATCTTGGCAGAGTTTTTAAGGATATAGCTCAAGCGACATACGCAGTTCATAAGGTATTTAGGATTGTTCAGCCAGAAGCAGGGTCTGGGGATAAAGAACAAAAGTCTGAGATTAACATCCCAATCTATAATGATTTTGGTGAGGCAATAGGAAAGTGGATGGATTATGCATCTTCAACATTTGATGTAAAACTAGTTGCTGGTGCTACTATGCCTGTTAACAGGTGGGCGTTACTAGAAGAATACTTCAGATGGTTCCAAGCTGGTTTAATAGATGATATTGCTATGTTAGCAGAAACAGATGTGAGAGGTAAGGAGGCTGTTGTTGAAAGAAAGTCACTATATTCTCAATTGAGCCAACAAGTTGAAGAACTAGAGGAACAAGTGAAGGATAAAGATGGTACAATAGAAACCTTGAGTAGACAAATTGTTCAAGCAGGTATAAAGATGAAGATTGGAGAGTCGGCACTAGAACAAAGAAAAGATGTGCAAGATACTAAGGCTCAACAGAAGCTATTAAGGGGAAGTATGAAGAAAGATTATGATAATTATTTAAAAGATTTGCAAAGAGAAGTAAAAAGTAATAGCAGTGAATAAGGAATTGATTATATTTGCTGTTTCTCTTAAATTAACACAGACATGATGAGGAGTCTATAATGGCACAAAACACAGGCAACGCAGCCGAAACGGCTGCCCCCGAAGTTGAACCAACCTCTACAAATACTGTAGGCGAAGAAGAAATCAGTGATTTTTTCACTGCTCTCGATAGTAGCGTCAATAGTATTTTGGCTGATAGTTCGGACAATCAGACAACTGCAAGTTCTAGCAATAACACGCAACCAGTAGAACGGCATCCTGATGAACAGTCGCAAGGAGAAAATTTTCAGCACGAAGCTGAGAATCTCTCCAAACGGTACTCGGATTCCAGTAGAGAAGCCAAACGGCTTAACAACCGATTAGGTGAACTGGAACCATATGTACCCATCCTCGATGCAATGAGGCAAGACCCTAATTTAGTCTCTCATGTGAAAGACTATTTTGAGGGTGGTGGAGTCGCACCAACAAGCATGAAGGAACGCTTAGAGCTTCCAGAGGACTTTGTTTTCGACCCAGACGAGGCTTTTAGTGAAGGCAAATCTGACTCAGCAAAGCTCATGAATGCTACAATTGATGGAATCGTTCAAAGACGGCTGACAACAGCTAATCGTCAGATGAGTGAAGATAATCAAAGAGTGGCTGAAGAGCGAGAGTTCAGACAGACGCATGATATGTCTAATGAAGAATGGGATAACTTTGTGGATTACGCAAAGAATCACAAACTTGGATTAGATGATATTTTTTATCTAAAGAATCGTTCTGGGAGAGATCAGAAGATTGCTGAGAATGCGGGGAGGCAGGTCACGGAGCAAATGCGAAGTGTCCAGCAACGTCCCGGCTCATTAGCAACTGTCGGTAGTACCGAATCTGAAATCTCAGAAGATGACAGAGTTTTTGATATGCTAACTGGTGTTGACAGTGGATTAGATCAGTTGACTGGTTAGCTAGAGTAGTCATCTAGTTCAGTCAACATAACAAGGAGCAAGAACAATGGCTGATACTAGTTATCCTTCCGCATCTCCTCTGGCACTCGCCACGAGCAGCGGATTAACAGAAGGATACGCGGCCTCTCAGGGTTCGAGCCTTTCTACTGGTGATCTCAGACGACGGTATAACTTTGGCACTCGCTTTAGCGAGCTTGGCATAGCACAAACCCCGTTTTTTCGTCTGGTTTCTACCATGGCTAGAAAGCCTACGGATGACCCCTCGTTCAAGTTCACAGAAAAACGCCAGTCATGGATGAAACGTTATTGCTACGTTGTTGGTATGATAAATGCCGGTACAACGGACGTATTTAACGATGCTTCCCTGACGGGTTATGGTGCTGATACAACTATT